TAGTTTTAATTTCAGCAATTTGATTTGCTATTTCTTCTCCAAGAAATTTCTCTAAATCTGCTTTTCCTGTTTTCATTTGAGTTTCGACCTCTGTTGTAATAGCGGTTTTTTGCAGTTCAGCTTCATATGCTTTCAAATCTGCTTTATATTGATCCAGCTCTTCAGTTGTAAGAGCTTCGAGTTCTTTTGATGTTTTATAAATGAACATAATTTCAAATTATTAGATTATACTTTTCTTGCGCTTTTGAACGGCTTGTATAGTCGTTTCTTCGGGGTTTGAAGTGTCATTTGACGGCTCGTTATTTTTTGGAGTGTTGGATAACGGCTCCTCTTTATTGTTGGATATGGGGCCTGTGGAACTATTGCTTCCGAATAACACAAGACTGCTTTCTTTGACGTTTTCCGCTTCTGAGACCACCCAAAAATATAGAATAGACTCAAAATCATCTTTATTAGCAATTTGTTCCACATACTCATTATATGTTTTAAATTCTTCTATATCTTCTGGTCTTGTGCTGTTAAAAGCTACTTTAATATGGATATATCGCATCCTAACGCTCGCTTGTAAATCATCTCCTGATTCGAGCCAATTCTTTGCAACAGGATGGATTATTTTATCTTTTGCGATTTTATAAATCAAAGCTTCGGTATTGCCTTCGTAAGATTTCCCAATTAAATTAAAAGGAATTTCTGCCGTCATCATCTCTACATCATTTTTTTTAGCAACAACCGAAGCCATTTCCATTTTATGATCGGTTAAAAGATAATTTTTACCTTGCTGATCTTTTATTGTTTTTTTCCAAATACCATCAACATGTAAATCACCATGAGAATCTAATATTTTTGTAGCGTTAACGGCGATATAATGATAATTGTCATCAATAGGAAAATTCTTTATTTCTTCACCTAATTTTGATAATCCAAGTGATTTTGAAACAATTGCAGTGCCTTTTTCGCAAGATTTCTGTATTTGTGCTTTTTTTAAAGATAGAATATCTTCTTTATTCGCTTTTAATTCAGCAAATAGAGAAGTTTCATCATCAAAATTCTTATTAAGTTCCCTGCAAAATATCATTTCTCAATTTCTTTATCATTCAACAGAATATGCTTTTTTATAATTAAAGCTTTTCGAAATTCCGGCATCAAATCTTTTCGCTCTAATTTCTTATTAATTTCTTCGAGTGTCATTCTACATTCCATATCTCATCAAGTTTTTGCTTTATCATTGCCTGATTCATTCCTAACGCAACCGATGCAGTAAGATTGGTTAGTTGTGATGTTCTCAAATCTTCCCTTTCCTGCTCAAATATCTTATTGAAAGAAAGATGAGAGAATTCTTTTCGCAAATCTTCCAAATCAAATATGTTTTCAAGTATATCAGTAAGTTTCTGTCCTAATGGCTTAAGACAGTAATCAGTCATACGCCCGATTGCTTTTTCCTGATTTTCAAATGTTGCACCTCCAGATAGTGACATTTCAACCACATCTTTCGGAACGCCGTACATTTTGGCTATCATATAAACTTTTGACAGAAATGTATCATCTAATTTAAGTTTTGATAGATCTCCTACAAAATGATGAATATCTACTTTCGAGCCTGTGGCGAACATATTTTTCCCGCTTCTGGCATTTCTGTCAAGAGAATCTTTTTCGTCACTTCCCATCATCTGCGAAGTGACATCATTGCTGTCATATTGCCCTGATACTAAGAATTTTTGTGAGAATTCCAGATTAACATTTTCAGAACTAACTGCCAAATTTGAATTTACTACTATTCCGTATAATGCATCAAGTCTACTTACTCCGGCAAACCAATCTCCATTTACTCCACTCGTATCTTGAATTATATATAGATTTGATAAATCGAGCGTTATTTGTGTATTTCCAGTCCGATATTTGAAAGAACCTTTTTGTATATTTTTTTTAGTTTGCGTTCCGTATTTGGAAAAACTAAGTGTCTTAAATGAATTTCTTTGGTTTTGCGTCAATTGTATGTCTCGTTCTTGAAGAAAATACATTACATCATTTTGTTCGTACAGATAGGCGTTTCCGAGTAAAATTCCGAAAATGTAATTCTGATCAAAATCTGTCCAAGTCTGCCATTGATTTGGATTGCCTAGTATTTCATACAAATAATCTTCTTGATCTAATTTGCCATTTTTATAGGAATTATATTTTCCCATGGCATAATATTCTGAAATTAATTTAAAAACAAACATAGCAGCAGGACTATCGAGAACCGTTTGAAGCTTGTCGTAGTCTTTATGCTTCTTTCCTTTAAATGCGTTTATTATCTGATAAAAATAATTTTCTTTTATATTATCAAATGTAATAGGATTTTTGCCAAATGAAATGTTAAAATTAAAAGACATATTCATTAGTTTGATACAAATATAATCAATTTAATAATTAGATATTTGAATTAAACATCAAAGCATTTCACTATATTTCATTATAAGTTGGATAATATAAAAAATATAATATTATTAAATAATATGGAAAATATTGTATTTTTGCGACAAATAATTAATATCTTATGACTATAACAAATGAATGCAATATGGAACTCATGAAACGCTATTCTAACAATTACTTTGATTTAGCTATTGTGGATCCGCCTTATTTTTCAGGACCTGAAAAAAGAAAATATTATGGGAATTCGATCAATAAACTAAATATAAAACGAACAGATTACAATCCATTAAATGATTCATGGAAATTACCTACGGAAGAATATTTTAATGAATTATTCAGAGTTTCCAAAAACCAAATAATTTGGGGTTGCAATTATTATGCAAAATACATTCCATCAGTAGGCAGGATTGTTTGGAATAAAGTAAACGGCGAAAGTAGTTTTTCTGATGCGGAAATAGCTTCCTGTAGTTTTCATGATTCAGTAAGGCTTTTTTCTTTTATGTGGAACGGAATGATGCAAGGAAGTGGCTTTGATGGAAAAGTAAACGGGAATAAAAAATTAAATGAAAAAAGAATACATCCGACTCAAAAACCTGTAGCATTATATAAATGGATTTTAGATAAATATGCTAAACAAGATGATAAAATATTGGATACTCATTTAGGGTCAGGTAGTATCGCCATAGCTTGTTACGATTATGGATTTGAACTTACAGCATGTGAGATTAATAAAGATTATTTTGATAAATCAATTGAGCGAATAAATAATCATATCAGTCAACAGAAATTGTTTTAATTATTAAAAAAAATATTGAAAACATCATATTTTTTATATTATTTAAAAATTTAAACTTCTATATATTTTTAATAAACACAAAAAATATTTACTTTAGCAGAAATTAATTTAAATAATCAGCATAACTATGACAAAACAAGAAATAATACAGGAAGCATACGGAGAGCAATGGGAAAGTTTAAAAGATTACATTGATGAAAATGGCTGGATACCATTTACCATTCTATGCAAAAGAAATATAAATATCACAACCATACGCGAACAACGATTTCATATCATAGATATTAGTAATTCAAAAATAATTTGTGCAAAACCAGCAATAATTCAAAATATAGAAAGTAACTATGGTTGGATCAAAATTGAAAGCGAAGCTGATTTACCTAAATGGCATAATGAATTTTACTGGACTATTGATGAATTTCACCAAATAGGTATAAGGGTATTCGACCAAGAAGAAGGAACATTTTTTATTGAAGGGGAATGCGGTTGTTGCGATAATGGATGTAATGGGGAAAATATAATAACTCATTATAAAATAATTCAAACACCAAGCCCTCCAATTTATTAATCAAAAAAAAATAGAAATCAATTATAACTTAATCAAACAATAAATGGGAAAAACAATTTCAATAAGCAATCATAAAGGTGGGGTAGGAAAAACCACAAGTACAATCAACATCGGAGCGGCTCTTCATCAGCTCGGAAAAAAAGTATTGCTCGTGGATCTCGACCCTCAGGCCAATTTATCGCAGAGTTTAGGTATCATCGATGTAGAACATGATATTTATGAATCTTTGAGTAAGAAATCAAAACTTAAACCGTATTCGTATAAAGAAGGCTTTGATTTGATTCCATCGTGCCTGAATCTTTCCGGAGCAGAAATAGAATTAAGTTCGTCAATAGGCAGGGAATACATCTTAAAAAAGCTTATAGACGAAATCAAAGACAATTACGATTACATTCTAATTGATTGCCCTCCATCTTTAGGCTTATTAGCTATTAATGCGTTTGCTGCCGCAGATGAAATCCTTATTCCGGCGCAAGCTGAATTTTTATCTACTCAGGGGCTTACTAAGCTAATAGAAGTGATCGGGGAAATAAGATGCGATCTGAATAAGAACCTAAAAGTAGCAGGTATTATTATAACTCAATATGACAGCCGAAAAAACTTAAACAAAGAAGTAGTTGACTTTATAGATTCTGAATTCAAGAATGAAGTTTTCAATACCAAGATCAGAAACAATATAGCACTTGCTGAAGCTCCGGCTATGTCAATGGATATATTCAGTTATAATCCAAAATCTAACGGGACAAGCGATTACATGGAGTTGACTAAAGAAATATTAAAAAGAGAAGAAACATCAAAAATATTGTAAATATTAAAATTGTTATATTTTTAATATTATTTAAAAATATCCACAATTTAAAAAACATCATATTGTTATGGCTGTAAAAAAATTCAACGGGGGGTTTCAATCCCTCTCAAAAAGAACAGAATCCGAAAAAGAAATCTCAGAAACCGAACCGGCTACATCTAGGGCAACCTTCGAAATAAATACTGATATTTTAGAAAAAATGAGAGCTATTGCTTATCATGAAAAGATTTTGCAAAGAGATATAATAAATGAAGCGATGCAGAGATTCATTGAGGAATACGAAAACAAATACGGAAAAATCAAACCTATTCCAGGAATAAAAAAAGAGCGACTGTTGTAGTCGCTTTTTTTATTAAATGTGTGTCCAAGTTTCTTTACGAATTATAGAACTTATATTTGTTTGGCTAGTATTATATATTTTAGATAATTTCCTTTGAGATAAATTACTTGATCTGATTTCTAAAACTTGTTTTTCTGTAAGTATAGTGCCATGATGTTTTTCGCCTCTACTAGGTCTTTTTATATAATGCATACAAATAGTATCTAGCCAATTATTATCATAAGCTTTACCATATGCAGTACTCGATTTCTTTTTAAATTCCGTCATATCAGTATACTTTAAAGCTTCTTCTTTAACCAATTCATAAGTCCAATATCCGCGATATTTTCTATCTTGAATCATATGTAAACATATTTCATCTATATTTTTATCTCTACACGCCGCAGAATATGCTGATAAACTATTTTCTTTGAAATTCTTTCTATTTGAATATTTTAATGCTTCTTCCTTGTATTTTTCTAATGTCCATATTAAATTACCTCCCCCTAATGCACCACCTTTTATTTTATTTAAAATATTAACACCATTATTTTTATATTCATCTATTAATCGAATTTCTAATGCAGAAGCATCTTCTTTGCTTAATAAATCACTCAATAATTCAAATATAGGTTCTGTATTAGTTTGAATCATATATTTATAAACCGTGCTTTTATTCTTACTTAAATGTTCACTTTTTCTTTGCTCAAAATTATAAGTAAGTCCTATATAAACTGAATTATTTGGAAACATTGCTTTATACACATATCTCTTCATAAGATTTCCTTGTGGAATCATATGAGTACAAATTTCATTTAACCATTTATATTCACGAGCAGCATGATAAGCTTTATTATTATTTTTATAAAATTCAGTTCTTGAAATGTATTTTAAAGCTTCTTTGCGACATATATCAAATGTCCAATATCCATTAGGTTTTTTTTTCTTAATTTCCATGCGGCAAATATACTATTTAACTACATTAAAATGAGAACTTTAACATTTAAACTATATTTATAATTCTATGGTTAATCATATGAGTACAAGCGTAACTAATACTGTCAATTTGATGATTATGAGCATCGATGGGCGTTTCTAATTGCTTACCCCACTTGTCTTGCGCATAAGAATAATTTCTTCCTTCGAATTCAATATTCTTAGAACTCGCAGTATAGAATATATTTAAACTAGACATTATGGCTATTCGGTCTAACAATTTGCTTTTGGCTCCTATAGCATATGCTCCCTCCCAACCTGCTTTTCGAAGAGTAAGTATTTTATTTGGGTAATTTGAATCACAAATTATAATTGAATTCTTAGGGATTCCCCATTTAGTAAATAGATGTGTTATAAGACCGTCATTCTCTTTAGCATTAATCTGCATTTGTTCTGTTGAACTTAGTTTGCTTCTTATTTCATTTTCACTAGCGTAATTGATCTCTCTTACGTAGATATTACCATCAAAATAACGAACATCAGTAACTGCCATTGGGTCAACCATACCCCAATCTACTGAATATATTGGAGTTGTATTAATTT